CACAGCGGTTAAAACTTCAGGAACTCCCAGAGGGATTACGAGGTGGAGAACAGCCTGAAAGTATTGACATAGATGTATTGGACGATATCTGCGCAAGTGTCACACCTGGCACACGGGTTATTCTGAACGGTATCGTCAAACAAGTCCAGAGACGGTCACAGGGTCAGTTATCCACGACATTTGACATTTACATCGAATGCAATTCCATTGAAGTGGGTGAAACAGACTTTGATGAGGTTGAAATCAGGGAAGAGGATGAAGAGGAAATCAAACAACTGGCAGCACTTCCCTGGATACTGAATCCTGATACAAACATCCCTGAACCCGGAGTCTATTCAAAGATAGCAGGTTCAATAGCCCCGTCAATTTTTGGTATAACTCATGTCAAGCGGGCAATAGCACTTCAGATGTTTTCCGGTATCCCGAAGGAACTGCCGGACGGGTCGCGTATCAGGGGTGACATTCACGTATTAATGATTGGAGACCCGGGCATTGCGAAATCTCAGCTCATAAAATACGTGACAAAACTGGTTCCCAGGTCAGTCTATACATCAGGGAAGTCAGCATCGGCAGCCGGTCTCACAGCATCAGCGGTGAAAGATGAGTTTGACGGCAGGTGGACCCTTGAAGCCGGAGCTTTTGTTATGGCTGATAAGGGTATCATGGGGCTGGATGAGATTGAGAAGTGCGATAAATCGGCTCAGTCATCAATTCACGAGGCGATGGAACAGCAATGCTATGATGAAGATACTGAAATTCTCACCGTATATGGCTGGATGAAATTCTCTCATTTAGATTATGATACCGCTGTAGCGACATTAAATCCAAAAACAAATCAGATTGAGTATCACATTCCCGATGATATTGTAGTATATCCCTATTCTGGTGAAATGTGCCGAATCAAATCACGGCAGGTTGATTTGATGGTTACACCGAACCACAGATTGTATGTATCCCGTTGTATCAGAGCAGATAATTACGAACCATATCACTTTGTAGAAGCTCGTGACATGAAATTGAGTCAACGGGCTAAATTTAAACGTGATGGAATTTGGAAAGGTAGTTCTCCTGTTAAATTTGGATTGCCGTCGATTAAGAAATTCAAAAATCACATTGCAGAAAACGGATATGAAACAGGGATAAGAGAAATTCCCATTAAACCGTGGTTACGACTTCTTGGATATTTTTTATCGGAAGGTAGCGTTCATGGGAAAAATGGCGTTCCTTATAGAGTTTCGATATCCCAAGTAAAACCAGAAACAAGATCGCGGATATTTGATGCCATCTCATCAGCAGGGTATGATTACAAAATTAATGGAGATAACATCGTCATTAATGACAAACAACTCGCAACGTATTGTTCTCAATTCGGATTACAACCAGAAAGATTCGTTCCAGACTTTGTTAAGGGCCTGTCTCCCGAATTGATACGCGAGTTTTTGAAAACCCTTGTTGATGGAGACGGACACGTCAATAAAAAGACTGGAACTACGACATACGTTACAAGTTCAAAGCGACTTGCAGATGACGTTCAGGAATTGCTGTTAAAATGCGGTATTTCAGGCAACATTGTCAAAAGAAATACAAAAGGAACAGAATCAAAAATTCACGGGCGGACGGTCAGATTCAAACACGACACATATGTTGTATCTTTCATTCGAGAACAAGGAAACACCCCGAGTATAAATCAGAATGGGAACTCTCACATAACAACGGAAAATTATTCCGGCCGGGTTCATTGTGTAACTGTTCAGAATCACATCATTTACGTCAGAAGAAACGGGATTCCAGTTTGGTGTGGAAATAGTATATCAGTTGCAAAAGCCGGGATAACCGCATCCCTTCAATGCAGATGTTCGGTTCTCGCAGCCGGGAACCCTGCAATGGGACGGTTTGATGATTATTCCGGTCTGGCAGAACAGTTCAACATGCCACCGTCTTTGTTATCCAGATTTGACCTTATCTATTTACTGACCGATAAACCGGAAAAGACCAGGGACGAGATGCTGGCATGGCATATCCTGAACACCCATCAGTATGGCGAAGAGCTGGTCATTGCCAAGAAGGAGCGGCGTGAAGCATCTGAAACCTATTCCGGCATTATCCCGGGTATTCCACCTGTCTTACTCAGGAAGTATGTGGCATACGCAAAGGCGAACGTACATCCGAAACTGTCACGGGAAGCAATGGAGAAACTCACTAATTATTTCATGAGTATCCGAAACCTGGCAGATTCATCAGACAAACCCGTCCCGGTGACAGCACGGGCAATAGAGGCACTTATCCGACTGGCAGAGGCAGCAGCCCGGATGGAACTTTCACCGGTGGTAACAGAGGACCATGCATCCCTTGTCATTCAGATAGTGGATGAGTCACTGAAACAGGTTGCATATGACCCCAAGACAGACACCTGGGACATTGACCGGGTAGTATCAGACAAACCGAAATCACAGCGGGATATGATTCGTGCAATAGAAAAGCGGTTTGATGAACTGAAGAACGAAACCGGACTCACATCAGAGCATGAACTGATTAATTCCCTGGCAGACGAAGGGCATTCACGGATAGGAATAGCAAACACGGTGGAGAAAATGAAAAAGGAATGTATTTACACGGAAAAGAAAGGCGGATTCCTGAAGAGGTTGTAAAAATGGCACGAACTGAAAAGATTTATCCAATTAACAATCACATGGTCGGTCTCCGGGTAAGGGAGACTGAAATTCTCTCTGAAATATACGAGAACTGTGGCGGCGACATATTCGTATCTGAATACGTGAAAACCTTCGCACCTGACTTCAAACCGCAGAAATTTAAAATAACGAAATACATCGAGCAGGTGGATTCCAGATACATCCACGGCAGACGGATAACCAAGTGGAAACTGTCAGACAAAGCATACAAGCGACTGCTTCAGCACATGGGAGAACCAGACCCGGAAAAGGTTGAAGAATCAATTGCATACGCGGAAAACATCACTGAACAATTGAGACAGCACAAAAACGAATACCTGAAGGAATGCCGAAAACGGGAGGCTACAGCATGAGCGAAATTATGGGAGAACTGAACCTGAACGTGATGTTTGAACAACACCGGGCAAAACGTATCGGAATTTTCGACCAGAGACACCTGATGCAGATGGTATCCAGAATGGCAGATTATTCACAGGTTGAACTGGTTCGGGTCGAACATCAGGACGGGGATTTCGCTCTGGCAGTTCGCGAATACCGGGAGGAGGAACCGGCATCCGATACCTGGCTCACATTAGCCCCGCGGGTAGAGGTGGATGATGAAGCCTGAACAGGAATGTCAGGATATCCTGAACCATTATCTGAACCAGATTAACCCGGAACAAATCAGTTCCAAGAGTGATGTCCGGGTTATCGTGAACAAACTCAGAGACCTTCAGATGGATTTGATTCGGGTTAGTTGGAAAGATGAGTCTCAAATACTGCGGAAACTTGGGAGGAGAACATGAACATTCCTGTTCTCATCACCACTCCTAATTTCACGAAAACGGTCAACCTGTCACCAAAGGCCATGACAGCCGTGATGAGCATCCTGCATTCAGGAGCAGAGAGAAAAAGGGGGTACCATCTCCAATACAGAATAGGAATATCAGACTTTGTTGTGAATAACGCACCACCAAAAGCCGTGGATTATATTGTAAAGGTCTATCAGGAGGGATTCTTCAATTGAGTCTGACCCGCGAAATCCTGATTGATGTGATGCACAACCGGGGAACAACCCCGAACCAGATTCAGCACAGATTGAAAAATCACCCGGCACCCGTGGTCAGGTCACATATTGGAATACTGGTTGAATCTGGTCACTTACACAAACGGGGGAACACGTTTCTGGACATTTCTCAGTCAGGAATGAAATACCTGATACCAGCCGGGAGAACCTGAATGGGTTCTCCCTGTTTATCCTGTGAACACGTTGGAAAATATCAAAATATCCCGGTCAGATGGTGCGAATATTTCATACCAGGAAAATTGAACCTGAATTATCCGCACGGAATACCGGGATGCCCGAAACACGAAGAGAATACAGAGAGAACCGGATGGGATATCGCATGGTAATCAGATGTATGTATCAGAAAACATTCCGGGGGAACCCGGTCTGTGTTGAACGAATCCACAAACGTGATTGTGCCTATCCGAGTTTTCAGTGTGATGTAAAAGCAGAGGGAGAGAATGAGCAAATACCGGAATAAGAAGATTGAAGTGAATGGAATTAAGTTTGATTCCACCAGCGAAGGAAGGAGATATGAACAGCTTCTGATAATGGAACGGGCACACGTAATATCAGACCTGATATTACAACCGAAGTTTCTTTTACAGGATGGGTTTAAGAAGTGCCCGGAATGTGGATGTATGCCGGAAAAGGGGAAGAAATGCCCGAAGTGCGGAGCAATGACCCGGACATTCAGACCGAGATATTACATAGCAGATTTTCAATACTTCGATAAAAAAGCCGGGAAAACCCGGATAGAAGATGTGAAGGGGAGCAAAGGGTTTATGACGGATTTGTTCCGGTTTAAATGGACATTATTTGAAGCAAAATACCCGGATAAGACTCTTGAGATTGTCACGGTAAAAGCGGAACCGAAACGACCAAAGAGAGCAGCCGCACAGGTGGCAATATCTGAAGCCCGGAGAGTGAAGGCATGACCAGCAAATACCTGTCCAGGCAGTATGACCCTATCATCCCTGAGGTTATCGGGATATGTGAAGAATTCAACCGGGAACGGTTCTCAATTCAGTGGTTATCTGATATCATCAGGGAAACTCCTGATAAATATCCAAATTTATCAAACCTGATTAACACGGTCCCGTTCCATAAATTCAAAGAATACACGTCAAAAACACTCGGACATAATGACCGGTTCGGAACCTGGAACAGCAAGTCGTCTAAATGCAGAGTTTACATTTACAGAGGGATAGAATGATGCGGGTAATGGACCTTGATACTATCAAGGATGTACATGAATGGATGATGAACGAAATTATCTGGACTCATCAGATAATTCAGACCGAAGATGGCGAAATGACCTGGGAATACCCCTATCAGATGTCAGTCACGATTTATCACCCATTGACAGATATGATACATCCCTGTTCATCATTTCAGGAGAAACGATGTGAAGAGTATGCAAAACAGATATTACAACCATCTCTGAACGGGTTTGAATATACATATCATGACCGGCTGTTCCAATACCCGATAAACGGCGTTCAAGTCAATCAGATATACCACGCAATTCGGAAACTGAAACAGAACCCGTATACCCGCCGGGCAATTGCGATAACCCTTGACCCTCAGGCAGATAATGTGAACCAACATATCCCCTGCCTTCAATTCATTCAATACACGGTTCGGGATGGTAGATTGAACCAGGTGGTTCTTTTCAGGTCAGAAGATATTCTATCCGCAGCAGGTCCGAATATGTTCGGGTTGGCCAAATTACAGGAATATGTATCAAAACAGGTAGGTATTCCGGTGGGAACCTATACGCATATTGTGACAGTCCCGCATCTGTATTTCATCCGAGATAAAGCAGATCTTCAGAGGTGGTTGTAATTGTTCAGACACAAAGGAGAACTACTTTATTCCATCCCTGAAACCGCAACACTGGCTGATGTATCAGAGGAAAAAATACTCGGATACATCATCATCAATCAGATAGAGAGCCGGACGGTATTCGGTACAAGATATGTCACGGAAGCGGGTCTATCAGACCTTCTTTCCTGGTATGGGTCCACATATCACCCGGACATTGCGAAAGATATCCTGAACGAACGACCCACGCTCCCGCTGAAACCCGCACAGGAAACTTTGGAATACGAGGGGGGAATATACCATTCAGTCTCTCATGCATCACGAATATCAGGATATGCTCAGAAGAGTATCAGACAATATCTTCGTTCAGGAGTTATCCCCGGTCAGAAGATTGCGGGGTATTGGTATGTATCTGACCAGGGATTGTCAGAACTGAAGAGACGACATCTCGAATTCAAACCCGAACCGGTGAAGAAACAGAAACGAAAACCGCCGCAGAAGGGAACGAAGGTTGAATTCAACACGCCGGCAGCACGAAGCACCATGAAATATGTCAGGAGACTGGCAGAACGACTGGACATGACCATAAAGGATACCTGTGTCATGCTCATGGAGATGTCCCTTTCAAACACTGAAGAGATAAGCCGGATGATTCGGATAGCAGATCTGAAGAAAGTAGCAGCCCACGAAAAATTGCAGCACTATAACAACCTGATACCGGAATATACCCATGACTCACCCGTATTACTTTGCAGCAACGATTAGAATTGAAGGAAAGATGATGGGGACTCCGGAACAGATAAAACAGTATGTGGATATCAAAGTCAGGAATTTAATTCACGATATGAACATACCGGAACCATCAGACGAAATAAAAATGCATGTTGAACCAGGAACCAGCACCGTATTCAGGAAAATCACCAGCGATGGATATGTCATGTGAAAACTGTAAAAAGACATTGATAGGGGGGATTGATATGAGAAACAAGGCTGGTATCATCTGGTGTTTTTTTGATAACGAATGGAAACCCCTTTCCCATTCCTGCAATAATTTTACCGGCAAATAATATTCTTTTTTTGTTAGACAGATATTTATAATCTGTAAAACGATATTGGTTATGGTTCATGACTCTTTGCTTGATGCTGATTATTCCGATAAGGAATTACAGGCAGCACAAGACGCCGCAAAACGGAATTCAGACAAATTACATCAGAAGGCGTTAAAATTCTTTAAACGCATCTGTCCATTTGGAAAATGAAATACATTGCGTTCGTATTCACATCTCTCGTTTTTTGCCTGATATTATGCTCAATATCTGATGCGGTCATTTCATCATCGGTATATGCGAATGGCGGGTCTATCATCGTAAATACAGATGAATCCTGGGAAACCTCGAATAACCTCATGAGATTTGGAACCGTCAATGATTCATACGAATATGGTGGAAAATCCCAAACAATAGTGAGCTTAGGAAGAACCGGGATAATGAAAACCGA